CTCATCTTTTCGAAAATGTCCCCATATCAGACATTAAACAGAATTGTCGGTAATTATGCCCGGTAAAAACGCATACCCACTTAATATTTTAGAGGCGTCAGGAAAAAAACACTTGACGAATGAAGACAAAGAACAGCGAAGGAAGTCTGAAGTAAAAATGCCGACCGGAAAAATAAAATGTCCGCGACACGTAAAGAACAATATCGATGCGTATAAAAAATGGAAAGAGGTGTTGCCACTTTTAAAAGCTGTTGACATAATAAAGCAAGCCGATACCGGAGTGCTTGCAAGATACTGTATGTCATGGTCAGAATATTTTGACCTGTTGCGGATGCGAGAGGAAGTATCGTTTATAGAACCGTTTACAGCCGACGAAGAGATATTAGTCTCCGATGATTTTGAGTTTAGGGTTGGAAAAAAATCATCTGCTGCAATGTGGAAAAAGGTTGAATTCATCTTTTCGACACAAGCTATCTTGAACATTGATAAGGCAATAAACCAGAAAGTTCAAGTAATAAACTCACTCGAAGACAAGTTGTTTTTGAATCCATTATCAAGGGTTAAAAACATTTTGAAAAATCAGAGCAAGCCACCGGAACAGACACCCGAAGATGAATTGTTTGGCAGCGCATGAACCAGCATCCGACGACACAATACGCAACAGATGTATGTTTTGGAAAAATAGTTACATGTAAATGGGAAAAGCTTTCTTGCAAGAGGCATCTTGATGATCTTGAAAGATCAAAAAACGACCCCACGTTTGAATATGTTTTCGATGAGACAAGGGCGAACCTTATAATTGACTTTTTCGAAAAGTTCTGCCATCATGTTAGAGGCGTGTTTGTCGGCGAGCTTATAAAGTTAGAGATGTTTCAAAAGTACGACCTTGGATGTATGTTCGGATGGGTTGACAAACATACGGGTAAACGTAGATTCAAAACCGGATACATTAGAATGGCAAGAGGGCAAGCCAAGTCAACAGAGATGTCCGGCGTTGTAAATTTTGGAATGACATTTGATGCAATCTATCCCCCCGGTCGTCTTGACTTGAGAAAATTCGAAGGCAAGCCCGAAGTGGTTTGCCTTGCCGTTGACTCCGGGCAAGCAGATATAGTATGGGGTGACGCCAGAGATATGGCTCTCGCTTCTCCGAAAATAGCCAAACAGCTTAAAATTCAGAAACACGCAATAAGCAACAAGACGCGAGGTGGAAAGCTTCGCAAGTTGTCAAAAGATACTAAAAACAAAGACGGTGGTGCACCATGTATTATTATCGTTGACGAATATCACGACCATCCAACCTCTTCGATAAAAGACAAAACTGCATTCGGCAAAGGGAAGCGGGCACAAAGCCTTGAAATAATAATTACCACCGCAGGTGAAGACGCAGAGAACAAGCCATGTAAAATTGAAGATAACATGGTAAAGAAAATCCTCTCTGGTGAGTTCTCAGCAGAATCGTATTTCGGAGTAATAAGAGAACTTGACGAAAACGACGACCCGCACGATAAAAAGAACTGGGTTAAATCGTGCCCGATGTTTCAAAGTCCAAACGAATATTCAAAAACCATATATGAAGAAATGGAAAACGAACACGACCTTGCTTATGGATCTGGAGACAATTCTAAGATTCGTCAATGGCTTATAAAGAGGGCTGACTTATGGCAAACCGACAGCGAACAGAAATACTTTTCAGGGCTGATGGAAAAATGGAAGTCACTTGCAGTTTCCAAACAGAAATTTATAGAATTAACGTATGGAAAAGATTGTTTTGTTGGCAACGATATGTCAAAGAGGATTGACTTGACAGCGAATGGACATGTGTTCCCACTTGATGACGACGTATATGCGATTTGTGCTCACGGGCTAATACCTGAAAACACAGCGACGAAACATGAGAAAGGCGATAGAGTTCCATATCGAGACTGGGCGAAAGAAGGGTGGTGCACGTTGACGGATGGAGACGTAAACGACGACAATGCCGTAATTGATAATATACATGACGGAGAATTAAACAATAAATGGAACATACATGAATTCTGTCACGACCCCTATAATACCAGACAGCTTGCAATAGCCCTTGAGAACGAAGGGTATGTTTGCACAGAGGTACGACAGGGAGTTGTAACGCTATCAGAGCCGACAAAAAAATTCAGAGAAAAAGTAATTCAAGGAAAAATAATTCACGACGGATCGCCATTGTTGACTTGGTGCATATCGAATGCGCTTGAGATTACCGACAACAACGGAAATATTAAGTTGAGCAAAAAACACAAAGATGATTCGCAACGCATTGATTTAATTGCGGCAGTACTAAACGCAATGTCAAGAGCTATTCATTATGAAAAAAGCGTTGCGCCATCTGCGATATTTTTTTAAAAAAAATATGTTGATTTTTATCAGTACAAGTATATATTATTAAGTAGAAACTCGACAGCACAACAAAAGGAAAATAAAGATGTTTGCTTAACGAAACTCTCATAAAAATCTCCGGGCAGATCGGAATAATTAACCGACCTGTATAGAAAAAGGCGTGTGGGCCACATACCACGCGCCTTTTTCTATTTACGGAAGGAAATTAAATGAAACTTGTAGGCGACATATGTTTTGTTAGTGGGTTTGCTCTTATTACTTACGCTGGATATCTTATATGGTATCCGTTGACGTTTATCATTCCAGGTGTTTTCTTTCTATATATTTCAGGCTTTCCATTTAAGGGCGGTAGATAGTGGGATTCTTCAGCCGTTTAACAATCGAAAACCGTAACGTCGGCGGCGAGGAATATATTAGACAATGGTTGGCTGGAGACAATCCAGCACCAGAGACCAGTGCCGGCATTGATGTAAACGAAGCTGTCGCAATCTCACTTACCGCCGTATATGCATGTATACGTCTTATTTCGTGGACAATTGCGAGCCTTCCACTTTTTCTATACGAACGAAAAGAAGATGGAAAGGCAAAAGATTTTAATAATGACCTATACAGTTTAATGCATGATTCCCCGAATCCGGAACAAACGTCGTTTATGTGGCGTCAACTAATGTCGGTACATCAAAACTTATGGGGTGCCGGAATATCAGAAATAGAATTTGACAGCAGCGGTATGCCTGTCGCTCTCTGGCCGATTCCCCCTTGGCTTGTACAACCAAAGAGAGACGAGAAAATAGGTGCTTATTACATTGTAAGAAACCCAAAGATCGGAACAGAGAGAATTTTGTTTCCTCACCAGATATTGATATTTCAGATGCTTACTTCTTCATCGTATTCGTGGATAAGTCCGATAGCTATACACAGGGAGACAATCGGAGCGGCAATTGCCGTCAAACAATTTGGCGCAAAAACATTTGGACAGGGAACAAACCCGGCGGCAGTTGTTTATCATCCCGGCAAGCTTGACGAACCAGGAGAGAAGTCGTTGCGGGAATCGTTTAAGGGTTATGCTGGTTTGTCAAAATCTCACAGATTAATGTTGCTTAACCAGGGAATGAAATGGGAGCGGGTAGGACTACCTCCTGAAGATGCACAATATCTTGAAACGAGAAGGTTTGATATATCGGAGATAGCGAGAATTTACAATGTTCCATTGCATATGCTTCATGACCACGAAAAACAGACGTCTTTCGGGAAGGGTATTGAAGAGCAGAACATCGGATTTGTTACCTTTACTATTAACCCGAACCTTGTACAATGGGAGCAGGAACTAAACAAGAAAATACTATTAAACGACAAGCAGTACTTCTACGAATTCAATGTGAACGGTTTGCTAAGAGGGAAGATGCTTGAACGTTATAGAGCATATGCCATTGGACGACAGTGGGGATTTATATCAGCAGACGACGTTCGCGACCGTGAAAGCGAGAACAGGTTACCGAATGGAGAGGGACAGGTTTATTTAAATCCGATGAATATGATAAACGCGAAGTTTGCCGAAGAGTACAATCCATTAAACAAAGATAAAGATACCGATAACGATGAGGAGTAAATTACCATGCCAAAAGAACTACGTGTAATAGAAGTTGACGATGTAGAATTCCGATCTGAAGGAGAGGGAGACGAGAAAGCGTCATTTGTCGAGGGGCGTGGAGTAGTATACAATCGTGAAGTTGAAATCTGGCCCGGGTTTATGGAGAAAATAAGATCAGGCGCATTTTCAAAGACAATCGATTCGCGGGACGAGGTGAAATCTTTTTTTAATCACAATCCGTCATTCGTTTTGTCAACAACGAGAAGCAAGCCGCCGCTACATATCGAAGACGGAAAAGATGCGTTGCGGTTCAAGTCCGAAATTCCACCGACAACATACGGCAATGACCTTGCAATAAACCTTGAGCGCAAAAATGTGAGAGGTGCCTCATTTTCGTTTGAGGTGCACCCGGAAGGGGACACCGTCACAAGGGATACAAAAGGAGTTATGCATAGGGAGATTGTAAAGGCGACGTTGTTCGAGGTTGGCCCGGTTACCAATCCGGCATACCGACAGACATCGGCAAATCTCAGGAGCGTCGAGGAGGTGTATAACGAACACAATGAAAAATACGAAAGGGAAAACAAGGCTGAAAATGAAATTGCAGAAAACGAGCTTTCATTGAAACTCAAAACCATAGATTTACTTTAACGAAAGGGGCGATTATGCCTATTATTGATACAAACAAGCTCAAGAGAGAGCTTGAAAAAGTAAAAACCGAAATGAGAAAGCTTACCAAAGCCGGACTTGATCGGGATACTCATCGAATGACCGAAGAAGAAGGAACACAGTATCAAACATTCGAAGCACAGGCCATTGACATTCGCGGCCAGATTGATACCATCGAGAGAAACAACGCGCTTGAAATTGAAGATCTTGCCAATCGAACCAGTGGTGTTGATGGCAATGATGACAATGTCGATGGTGTATTACCCCAAGAAAAGCGATTTGCTTCTCTTGGAGAACAGCTTCATGCAGTGATACGCGCAGGCAGTCCGAACGGCAAACGGGACGAACGTCTCGTAGAGTCACGCGCGCAGGGTGGCATGGGAGAAGACACTGGCAGTGGCGGTTTGTACCTTGTCCAGACTGATTTTATCAGCGAAATCATGAAAAAGATTTACGCATCTGCGGTGCTCGCAAGTAAATGTCGGCGTCTTCCAATCGGTGCCAACGCGAACGGGGTGGCGTGGAACGAAGTTGACGAGTCACAAAGAACCGCCGGGTATCGTTGGGGTGGAATACGGTCGTATTGGGTAGGTGCCGGAACCGCCGTAACCGCATCACAGATGAAGTTCCACAAACGCAAGCTCGACCTTGAAAAGAACATGGCAATTGTCAGAATTACCGATGAGCTTATGCAGGATGCTGCTGCACTTGGAAACCTTACAAGTGATACTGTTTCTCAGGAAATGGCATTCCAGCTTGATGATGCTATCATTCGCGGTACTGGTGCCGGTATGCCGATGGGCTGGCTTAATGCTGATTGTATGGTAGGGGTTCCAATTGAAACCGGACAGACGGCAGACACAATCGTATACGAGAATATTGTTAATATGCGGTCCCGACTATGGGCCCCTTCAAGAGCGAAGTCAATGTGGGTCATCAACCAGGATTGCGAACCGCAGTTACATACAATGGCATTTGTGGTTGGCCTTGGTGGCGTTCCTGTTTATATGCCTGCGAATGGGATAGCGGGATTACCATACGATTCTCTCTATGGACGACCGGTAATACCAGTCGAGCAAGCGTCAACTGTTGGCGATGTCGGAGATATCAGCCTTGTTGATTTGAGTCAGTACCTTATCATTGATAAAGGTGGAATAAAGAAAGACGTTTCAATCCACGTTTATTTTACTACGGATGAACAGGCTCTCCGGTTTGTGCTTCGGACAAACGGTATGCCACTCTGGGCATCTGCCTTGACTCCGTTTAAGGGCAGCAACACATTGTCACCCTTTATCACACTTGACGAAAGGGCATAAGGGCAAAGTAGGATTGTAATTGCACATTTGATTTGAATTTAGCGATCATAAACAAAAGTAAAGGAGAACAACATGGAAGCATTAAGACACCTCGTAAAGGGTATCGACCCGGTAGCCGATGGGTTTGCCGGGACCGTACAAACCGATATCGTGTCAATGAGGAATTACAAACGGGCAGAATTCATCATAATCAAAGGCGTCGGGGCGACCGGAACGTCAACGATTACCGTTGAAGCGTGTGACGATGTTTCGGCGTCGAACACGACTGCAATTCCGTTTTACTATCAGGCAATTACGACTGGTGACACAGCGGGTGCATTGACAGCAGCTACAGTTTCAGGGTTTGCGACTACCGCCGGTAGTTCGCAGGTGTATCGCATTCTCGTTAATGCATCTGATATGGCAGCATCTGGGTATGAGTTTTTACGGCTCGCGGCTGTCGAAGTTGTAAACAACCCGGTCCTTGGTGGAGTACTCATCGAGCTGTACGAATCCAAAGACGGGCGTGACGTACCTGCAACCGCAATTGTTTAACAGAAGGGTAATTGTTTAATAGAAGGGCAATTGTTTAATAGAAGGGCAATTGTTTAACAGAAGGGAAATACTATGAGCGTTTATATTAATGGACAGTCTTTACGAATGAACCTTTTGGGGTTCCCAGTTGAAAGGGCAACCGCAACGTTGCCACAAACGACGGCTGGAGCGTTGTTTACTGTAGCTGGAGGCATTGTTGCTATCACGCAAATTGTTGGCGAGGTTACAACGGTAATTCAGACACAAGCGAACGACACGAAGTTAACGGCGAATCCGACAACCGGAACGAGTGTTGACATCTGTGCAGCGCTTGATATTTCGGCAGATGAAGCAGGTTGTTTATATGGCATATCAGGATTGGCCGCAACTGCTCTCATCGGAGCTAACGCCGGTTCGGTTCCAGGACAAATTTACAGTGTTCTTGTCAATATCGGTACTATCGACCTTGCTTGCGCGGCGAGTAATACCGGATCTGTAAAATGGACATTGTTTTACATTCCAATCGAAGACGGAGCTAGCGTTGTGGCGGCTTAACAAATAACAGAAGACGAATAAACCCAAGGGCTGGAAACGGCCCTTGTTTTAAGGAATACATATGATTGCAACAGCATTACTAAAGGTAGGTGGAACCGTCTACTATCCCGGTAGCGAAATAGGCAAAGGCGTTGACAAAGCTATCATGAAAAAACTGACAGACTTCGGATTGTTACGAAAGTCAACGAAAGCGAACAAGTCTTTTATTGGCAATATTTTCGGCAACAGACCGCTTGAAACTGCCGAAAAAAAGACGCCGAATAAAGAAACGAGAACGGAAGGTGACTTCAACGTTGACCCGGAATGACATATGAAAAAGAATGTCGATGAAACCTATACTCTCGAAAGAATTACCGACCCGGAAACAGAGCCGGTAACAGTAGCAGAAGCAAAGCTTCACGCTCGAATCTCTCATGATACTGAAGACGCTACTATAACCGGGTGGATAAAGTCAGCGCGTATACTCGCCGAAGATTTTCAACGTCGCAGCTACATTGAGCAGACATGGAACGTGTATTTTAATGGATTCCCGAAGACGCCGATAACGCTGCATCGTGGTCCTCTTATTGTCGTGTTGACAATATCATACTGGAATTATCTCAATGTTGAAACAGTTCTTAGTAACTCTGATTTTATTATAGCTAATGGTAAAATTGCCCTTGCATACGGTGAAGTATGGCCGACGACCGTGTTGCGACCGTTCGACTCTGTAAAGATAAGCTACATAACCGGATATGGTGATGCGGCGACGGACGTTCCCGAAACTGTAAAAGATGCGATAACGCTCTATTGCGGATGGAGAAACGAACATCGAGGAGAATCTGACGCCGAAGTACCGCAGCAGTTTTACGACACACTTCAATCGAAAAGACTTTTTGGGGTAATGGGGTAACAAATGTCGATGGACCGTAAGTCAAAAAAATCATTAGCCACTCGCAGGCGTCATCAGGTAACGGTACAAGAGATGGTATCGGTATCTGATAACATCGGTGGAGAAACGATATCGTGGCGTGATTTACATACGGACATATGGGCAGAGATAATACCAATTCAGGCAAAGCAACAATTTCAAAATAAATCAGTCGGGGTCGATGCAACACACCTTGTAAACATAGACGGCCTCATTGTAATACTTGAGAAGTACAGAATCATGTTTGGCAGTAGAGTCCTTGAGGTACTGACAGTTGAAAAAATTCAGGAACGGGCATTCGAACAGGTTATAACCTGTAAAGAGGTACGGTAGTGAATTTCGTAACCTATAAAAACAACTTTGATTCGGTCATGGGAGAAATTTTCAAAGAAGAGCGCGGACTACGTGGCAAAGCAGCAAGGTATCTGCGAAAGAAAGTTGCAAAAAAAATCAACGAACCATGGCCGTCGTTGCCCGGAGAGCCTCCCGGAAGAGATACGGGCAATTTGTTGAAGGGGTTAAAAGTGTCAAACATGAGGACCGTTGCCTTGACGGGTTTTGTTGCGCCTGCTTACCATGCGCATTTGTTAGAGTTTAGACCGCCCAGTGAAGGCGGAAGGCCGTTTTTATTTAGTACGTTTGCAGAAGAAAGCGGAGCGGTAAAAAAAATACTTTCCAGTGAGGTGTTGAAATGATTGAAGAAGCAATTTACGCAGAATTGGTTTCGTGCGGGTCATTGGTTGAATATTTATCGACACACAATAGTCGGCCTGCCGTGTTTCTTGAAGAAGCGCCGGAAGATGCCGAATTGCCATATATAATAAACGTCATTACCGAACTATCAACCGAAAACCTGTCGGCAAAAGAGTTCAATGTATATGTAAACTATTACGACGAAAAGAAAAGCCGTGTAAATTGTATTGCGGCGTGCAAAGAAATCGAACATCTTTTCGAGCAAGCAGTATTAGAAAGTAACGACTACGACAGCATTCGTTTAACCTGGGAGTCTGCGGGGTTTGTCCCCAGCCTTGACCCGAGAAAGGTACATCGAAACATTCAATTTACAGCGCGTGCCGGGCGTAAAGCTTGGTGCGAACAACTATAAGGAGTAGATTATGGCTTTATTGACAGTACAGCAAATTGCGATTACCGGATTAGAAGAGACACAAGTGGCGGCAGCAGCTGCCGGAGATACGTTTCTTAACAATGGGAGAACGTTCTTTCATGCTATAAATGCAAGCGGGTCCGATTGTGAGCTTACCTTTGACTCACTGACCGCATGTAATCAAGGAACGGATCACGATGTTGTTGTTGACGTTACAGCAGCAGAAGAAAGATTAGTTGGTCCTTTTCCGATGGACCGATTCAATACTTCGGCGGGCATTGTGACGGTTACGTACGAGAGCGAAACCTCATTGACGGTTGCTGCTGTTAGCATGTAAATTTGTTTGAAACAAACAATTGAAAGGATATTATTATGGCCAGACAACATGGAGTAACCGCGAATACGCCTACCCGATTTATAATCGATGCCGGAGCGGTTTATAAAAATTATGGTGAAGGAGGGCAATTGCTGCTCGGGGCGACTCGCGGCGGCAATGTGTTCAAAGTCGAAACAGAGCAACGAAACATGGAAGTTGATGGCGCAATCGGGTTTGTCAAGGGTTGCAAGCGAATTGTTAATAGCGCGGCAACTATTACCGCAAATTTCCTCGAAATGTCCGAAGCGCTTCTTTTATTGGCAAACCCTGCGGCAACTGCAACGAGCAATGTTATTACACGGTCAGACGACATTGCAACTTCTGACTATGCGACAAACATTGCGATTGTTGGCAATTCGACATATTCGCCAACCGGTTATATTGTTGTCAAATTGCTGAACGCTCTCGCGGATGGCAATATTGAACTTGCGTTTAATCCGAAAGATGAATCATTGTTGTCAATAGTGTTTGTAGCACACTTCGATCCGACAACGTTGTCGGATGAGCCATGGTCAATAACAAATCCTGTTGTCGGATAAGGAGGATTTGTGGAAGAGTCCGAAATTAGGCATTTTTTCAAACTACTTCAGAGTCATAGTCAATATGATCGAGAATACTTTGAAAATTTATTTCGATTAACATCCGAAGACTATCCGATTATTTGTAAGGAGGAGTTGTGGAAGAGTTAAAGATTCGCAAGCTGCTTAAAAAAGACCAGGAAGTCATAGCGGCAATGTTTAAGCGACTTATCGATGAGGTGGACGACAAGTCAATTCAGCATATAATTTCGAGTGCTTCCGGTGATGTTGCAGATGGAGGAAAAGAAATTACCGATGCTGAAAGAACCACTCAAGTCATACGCGTGTTTTCTGAATTGTTTACTAAGGTGATAGGTAGTTTTCACGATGATGTAATTACGTGGTTTGCGGATCTTGCCGGTATTACTGTTGAACTGTATAGGGAGCAGGAAATCGATATCGATGTCAAGATACTCAATCAGATCATGGAGGCGTCGGAGGTCGCAAATTTTTTTACTGGTGCATCGCATCTGTACAATACGACCGCGTGGTTAAAAAGCATGTTGAAGGGTTTGAAAGAAAAGTTCGGTTTCATCTCAGATGCAGTAGATGCGATATCGAAAAGTTAGAATTCAACGAATTCTATTTTATCGGAGAAATGATTGAAGAGAAAGAGAGGGAAGCGGCAAAGCAACAAATGATTGCTGCTTCATTCACAGCTTGGCAGATGGGAGATACCGGAATGGATTTTCAACCATATTTGAAAAAGCTGGGATTGTCTGACATCGAAACGGAACTTACCGAAGAGCAGAAGAAATTCATCACTGCAAGAAGTCTCGATATTGCCGAGCGAATAAACGTAGCTTACAAAGCTGGAAAAATATATAAAGGTTAACGTATGCGTAAAATATTTACACTTGTCGGGAGAATTAGGACAGAAGGGTTACAGACTCTTCGAAAAGGTCTTAAGACGCTTGACAAAGATATTACCCGCACGGCTAATAAGATAAACCGCTTCGGTAAAAACGTGCAGAAAATAGGGGTTGGCCTCACTAAGTTGACAGCTCCGATTGCTGCGGTAGGTATCGCCGTTGTAAAGTTTGGTGCTGATTTTGATAAAGCGATGACTAATAGTCTTGCCATAATGGGAGACCTTTCCGATGCAATGAGAAAAGATATGTCGGATGCTGCCAGGGCCGTAGCTAAAGTATCAACGTTTAGCGCAAAGCAAGCAGCGGAAGCATATTTCTTTCTTGCTTCTGCCGGATATTCGGCAGCGAATGCCATAAAAGCACTTCCAAGAGTTACAAAATTCGCGCAAGCTGGAAACTTCGATCTTGCATTGGCTACAGATTTACTTACCGATGCGATTAGCGCGCTCGGTCTTGCCTCAAAGAATGTTGCAATAAACCAGAGAAACATGATAAGGGTTTCTGACGTATTGGTAAAGGCTAATACGTTGGCGAATGCGAGTGTACAGCAATTTTCAGAATCGCTTACAAATAGGGCTGGAGCAGCATTAAAAATACTTGGCAAGGACATAGAAGAAGGAATTGCGGTTCTTGCTGCCTATGCCGACCAGGGAGTAAAGGGAGCGGAAGCAGGGACACAGCTCGGTATAGTATTGAGAGATTTGCAAAAAGCATCACTTAACAACAGATCGGAATTCGAAAAACATCAGATAGCTGTATATGACAACAATGGCGAAATGCGGAACATGGCCGGTATTCTCAAAGATCTTGAAAACGCGTTGGCTGGCATGTCGGACAAACAGAAAAAAGCTACAATTTCCTCACTCGGGTTTCAGGAGAAATCAATTGCATCTTTACTTACATTAATAGGCACGTCGGATGCTATAAAAGAATACGAAAAGAATTTGCGTAATGCGGCTGGTATAACAGACGAGGTTGCCAACAAACAGCTTAAATCATTTTGGGCGCAAGTGACAATTGCGAAAAACAGACTCGTTGATATGGGATTGACATTGTGGGAAACAGCGGGGCCGATACTTCTCAATACCGTCATTCCCGCATTTGAGAAGTTTACAAAAAAGATAGAGGGAATGCTTAAGGCATTTAAAGATCTATCCCCAGCAATGAAAGCGAGCTATATAAAGTTTTCTGCTTTTGCCGTAATATTAGGGCCGTTATTCATCGGCCTTGGAAAAATAATATCAAGCGTAAAGATACTTAATACCGTTTTACAGGCAACGATCGCACTCATGTCGGCGAATCCGTATATCCTGGCAATTGCCGGTCTCGCTGCATTGACACTTGCAGTTGTTGGAGCGGTAAAAGCATATAAAAACTTTAACAAAGAAGTTAAAGAAAATGCAGAGATGTTGCGCAATGAACAAATCATCGGCGGGCTTCAGGAGATAATTTACCATTACGAAAAGTTGCAAAACCTTGACAAGGTTGCCATGAGTCGTAAAGAATATTTAGAGACAAAGAAGAACATTGATGATACACGGCAAAATCTTAAAGAGTATGGAATCGTTCTATCTGAAAACCTTACGGAAGGATTGAGATCTGCACGGTTAAAGTTGATTGAATTCGGCATTGAAAATAAAAAGGTTGTTGATTTTACAAAAGACGAAGCTATCGAAGCAACCGAAGACTATGCCAAGGCAAACCTTAATCTTGCAGATGCTCTTGATAGTGTTAAAGATAGAGCAGCAACTCTCCTTGCCGATATTCGTGAGTATGTTGCTGAAAAGAAAAAGGATAAGCAGGCAGATAAAGACAGGGCTTCTTCACAGATAAAAAACGCTGTTGATATGAGAATGGCAGTTCGCGAACAACAAGAAGCAGCGCGTGAAGGAGTTGAAGAGACAGACCGGAAGAATGAGGAAATATACCAGAGAGAACTTGAAAGAAGAAGGAAGCTGAAAGATACCATAATCAATGGCATATACGACATATTAAACACATTTCAAATGGCAAGTCAAAACAGAATAATCGCCATTGACAATGAGGCTACAAGGGAAAGGCGTCGCATTGAAGGCTCTCTCTTGTCAGAAAAAGACAAAAGCAAGGCAATAATAAGGCTTGAAGAAGACGCCGCCAAAAAGAAGCGTGCAATAAACAGACGAATGGCAGCACTTGAAAAGGTGAGCGCAATATTTTCTATAGGGATATCGACAGCGCAAGCGATAATGAAATCTGTTGCTCAACTTGGCCCTATAGCTGGTGCAATTGCTGGCGTCGTAATGGGAATTTTGGGAGCAGCACAGATCGCTATTGTTGCATCGAAACCATTGCCCGAAGCAAAGGAGGGCGCACTTATCCAGGGTAGCGAAGAAGGGGTTGCGATAAGGGCAGGAGAAGGAAGGCAGGACGAATTAATATTACCCTTGAAAGCAGGCGTCAAGCAAATCGTAAACGGCATTATGGAGAGTATTGTCGGTATGGTTCCGTCGTTCCCTGTTGCACAACCAGCCTTTGCGGTAGCCGGTGGAAGAATGTCTCCAGGGCAATCAAATACAAATAACGGTGGAGATACTCACTGGCATATCGGCACATTGGTTGCCGATGAATTTTCATTGAAGCAACTTGATAGAAGAATGTCAAGAGCGCGTGTTCTCGACGCTCAGAGGAAGGGTGCATAATGCCTCGCCGTGGTGAAATATATCTTGGTACTTACGGAAGCGAGTTGCTTATTACCGCATTCGGAAGGAAGTTGTCAATAACGCCGGAACAGATAGTAAGAGAGGGGAGGACCGCTTCCGGTAAACTTGTCAGAGATATCGTTGCAACAAAGCAAAAAATTTTATTGAGATACGATCTTATTGACGGTAAGGACTTAACGGTTTTCCAGAACATATACGATTTAGGTGGAACGAAGTCGATTAAAATTTATACAACAGAAACAGTTAACGACCAGTACTATGTTTTGATGGACCCGATTGAACATACGAGAGAAATTATCTCTCGAAACGATATACTGTGGAGTGGTGTACAAATAGTACTAAAGGAAGTATAGTGCAAGCAACAAGTTATGTCGATGGAATAGCTCAATCACGATCAGCGGAATTCGATGCTGCTGCAATTGCAACAGATCGTGAGGTAAAAGCAAAGCTCACTATACAGTGGACCGACCCGTATGTTGACACTTCGGTCGAAGAAACTACCACCGACGAAAATTATCGGACAGTGACATAACATATTATTGATAC